ACCATATTCCTGTCTTTGCGTCTTCCCCAAACTTACCATCATCTATGTCATGCCAGAGTTGGTCTAACTGATCTGCGATATTATTATATCCTTCTTCTCTCCTGAGAATAGTATAATCTGGTGTAAAAGGTGCTTTTGCTGTAACCTGACTTCCTTCTGATGCTGTAGAGTCATACTCATAGTCAATAGAGTCTGTGCCACTTGTCCAAGTGTCAGGACCTGCGACCCATTTATAATCTGAGTGTACGTCAGTCTTTTTTGCTTCATCATCAACAATAGATAGAACAACTCCATTTGCTCCATTATGTGCTGATTCTACTAGTGAAAAATTTGCCATGTTCTTAAGAATAACTGTAAACGATTACGCAACCTGCACCACCATCTGATGAGTTCTCTGCGTTTTGAGAATAATATCCCCAACCTCCACCAGACCCCCATTGACCTGCTGTTATGTTGTATGTTCCTCCACAACAATGGTGGTTTGAACCTGGTTTATGCCAGAATGATGAACCTCCACCACCTTCTCTGTTGTGGTCATGTGACATTTCTCCGCCACCACCAGGTATATTGATGTCTCCACCACTAGCAGTTCCACCATGTCCACCTTCATATGGACTATCTGATTGACCACCTGCTCCACCAGTAGCAGTACAATATGAACCGAATGATGATGTACCACCTGTGCTACCTCGTCCACCGTTTCTTGCTCTTCTGCCACCACTACCATAAGAGTAACTAACTGTGCTTACTCCTGATACATCAATCCATCTGATAGAGGTGCCACCACCTCCACCACCACAACCTCTATAGTTGTTATCATTTATTCTTGCACCACCGCCACCACCAGTTACATATACTAAAACATTACTACAACCACTTGGTTTAGTCCATGTACCACTTCCACTTGATGTGCTATATGAATCATGAGTTCCGTTCTGTGATGTATATACGTTTAGTGCTAACAATCTTCCTTCCATCAAAGTTGGAACCCATTGCGAACCATTATACATGATAGAATGATTTGCACTAGGACTTCCTGTCAACATTGCAGTTATAGTACCTGCGGGTGCTGAGTTTAAGGTTGATGAGTCGCCAGTAAACTGTGTAGTGCCTACGTTTAATGTGCCTACATTAAGTTGTGACATAAAAAAATACCTGTAGTCCTTACCACAGGTATTTATAAAGTTAATGGGTCTTTACTGATATGCTAAGAAATCGAACTCTATTGTTATTCCCCAGTGTGTTTCTAGACTAGAGTACTCTAGTTTCATTTTCTTTACAATATCTCCCTGTATCAACTTATCTCGTTGGATTATGGTATCACAGTAGAAAATTGCAAGTGCTTTCTTTTTGTTCTCGTCTCTTGTTAGTCTGAACATTTCAGCGATAGGTACTTGAAACCAAGTATCAATATTTGCAGGACTTAAAACTGCATAATCTTGATACTTCAACATTTTACGATAGTTTTCCCTGATTACCTTTAACTCGTTTCTTGTATAGGTCTTATCACATTTAGTATATGCCTTTGTATCAGGGTGTCTAGCAACAAACTGTCCGAACTGATACTCATCAATAAAAGGATAAGCATCAAGAAAATCTCTTCTTTGTTCTGAGGTAGGTTCTATCTCTTGACCACTTGCTTTGTTTTCGTCCATTATTACCCATAACTCGTTTCTAACATCTTCATTTGAAGCAGCAACAGTTTCTACAGGTTGATCGTTTAAAAGGTTTCCAAGTCTTCTTACGTTAGACTCTTTACCTCCTAAATCATCTTCAAAACAAACAACGTTACAATCATGTGCTTGTAGAATATTACAACCGAGCATTATTTCAATAGTATGATTACCATTTAAAATCTTTAAGATTCCAAGTTTCTTATACCAAATCAAAGTAATTTTGTTTAAACCACTTGAGTCGCCAGTTGCCTTGATCTTGTTTATTGCTCGTCTAATGCGATCACGATCAACGTCCCTTTCTCTAGTTTGAAAACGAGTTGCTCTATCAATAATGTAATCTCCATTATCGTAGTTTCCATTACCTATGTCTATAAAAAAGTCAGGAACATCAATAGTTGTTTTCTTTGACCATGTTCCCGCAATACATCTGTGAGCAATCTGTTTAACAGATAACGGTGTGTTAGATTTCGTTTTAGCGAATGAAGTCATTGTATTAATAATATATGATAAAATTTTAACACACTATAGAAATGTTGTCAACCACGCATATCCTATTAACCATGCACACAATCCACCTAACACTTTATAGTATTTTCTGATAGGTGTGCCAAAGTATTGCTGTCCAATCATCAAACACTTATGTGCAGGGGATAGTAGATACCCTGAGTATTCTGTTGCTAAAAACCATACGAGATATTGCTGACCAAATATCAATACAAGTGCTGATGTCATTCCTGCATACTTACCAGATGAACCCATAATCCATGCTGCTATTGCTCCCACTATTGATACTGGTACAATCATAGTCGGGTCTGCTGACTTGAGATACACCATAACAGGTTCTTTTATCATACCTACAACACCACCTAATGCCAATACTATAGTTGCAATAATAGCAAAGTTACCATCAAGATATTTACCCCACCTCCAATCTTTACATAGGATACTATAATAACATGCCATACCTATGAACCAAGGGAAAAAGAATATAGCACCTGCCTTACCTACACACAATAAAAACCAGATCGTAGCAATAAAGGGTGCCCAACCTCGTAATGCCCTCTGCCAGTTGAAGTCTCGGATATTATCCATGTTAGGTATAACTGATCTAGGGTCAACTTTAGAAAATATATACCACCAAGTATATAATAAACAGATACACAATGGCACAAAAGTATAACCTAACATTTCTCTATAAGTTATACCCAATGCTGCCATAGGCAATATAATAGTCTTTTCTAATGGACTCCACCAATAATAATGATGTGTAGATAAGTAATCAATAATACCGAATGCACTTCTCTTCTTCTTATCAGGCGGTGCTATAGCATCTAACAATGGTGCTGACAATGCCACACGACCAGGTATAGGTAACACACCACCTAAAATAGAGGTGAGAATTATCATCACCCTGTTGTCTTTAATATATTTCTTTGCGAGTGAGTAAACATCATTTAATACATGATACTCTCTGATAAATCCACCTAAGATCATAATACCAAAGATGTAACCCATATAGAGTTCTTTCTTTGCTATTGATTCTAAAATATCAAACATAGTTAAAATTGATTACCATACGAAAGGAAGCATTTGTTGTTGATGTTCCTGTGTGTTTCATACCATTTGGAAATGTAACTAATCTGTTGGCAATAGATTCTATCTTAGTACCATCTTCAAAGAGTGTGTAACCATCACAGGTGTTCATATAATATATGGAAGTTTTGAGATAGTCTCTATCTTCTGCATCTAATACATCAATGTGCATACCATGTTCAACTAACTTATCAGTTCCCATGATAAGGTTTGCTTTGATCTTGATTATAGCACAGGGTTGTAACTTTTGTAAAATCGGGTATAAAAGTTTACAAGACTCGTCAGGTGTATGTCTTTCATAGAACATATGAGTCATCTGTAGATTACGATGCTTATTGTTCTTTGTGTCATCTACAATCTTAGATGCATTCCAAGGAAAATAACTGTCCAGTAATCCATGATATATTGCTTCAAACTCTGAGAGTTTGATAAACCTGTCTGATATTGTTATATCACTCATTTTTCTATTACTACGAGATGTACACCATTCCAGAAATCACTTGCATCTTCTGATGTCTCTGTAAGTATAGTTCTCTCCCATACAACATTCTTATCTTTGGTGAACTCTTTTGTTTTGTCCATCACCCCTTCAAAGTTTGCATCATCAACTACCAGTATATAATCTTTATCTGCATGTTTGTGTATGTGTTCTAAATTTGGAACCATGTCATGATCGTTGGCAGCATCATAAAATATAACACGAGGGGGATACTTAGGATTGAACTCAACTGCCTGTATAGGTTTAACTGAGAAACCAATAGAGCAATCAGTATTCATCCATTTCTCTGCATTCTTAATGAACTCATCAACTGGATTTGTTATATCTTCATAAGGTTTATGTAAGTCTTTACGTTTAGGTTTTACTACTTCATCTTGGAAGTCATCAATAGCATATGCTTTGACCGCACTATTTCCATACAGAGCAGCAAATACTGTGCTGCCCATGTATGAACCTGCATCTACATATACAGTGCCACGTTCCTGACATAAGTTGTTAAGTAAATGTCTGACTTTATTTGATGACAGACCTAAGACATCATATCCTTTTGGATTGAAGTTAGATTTGTTATCAACAGCAGCATCAATAGACCTTATTGCAAGATCAACAAGTGGATTCATTTCCTTTCGTTTTTGCTTCTTTAACCTAGATTCTAGCACAGATTCACAATAGTTGCAATCCCAACAATCGAACCTACAAGATTTTATTTTATCTCGCCAGATATTTATAGGTGCTTCTGGCATCTCCACGTCGTCCATGTACTCACTAAATGTTGGTTGCATCATTTCATCATGATTTCCCCATCTTTCTATGATGTCCATAGACTCCTTCAATCTCATAGCATCTTCTCTACCATGTAACTTAAACACATCAATACCTGCATCTAGGAACTCTTCCCAATCTTCTCTCCAAGGTGGTATGTTTGCTGCTTTGAGTTCACTAGCAGGGTCATACTGTTCCCAACGTGAGCATGACACACGACTTATAGTGCTATTAAAGTATTGAGGGTCACTCCCCACTCTTGTTGCATTGTATTGATAATGCTCTGGCATGATAGGGCAACCACCCCAACAATGTTCATTTGCCAAGAGTGATAGCATTATGTCATTGCCTTTACTGTGACAATATTTCTTTGCTTCTACAATACGATCTAGTAATGGTCTATCTCTCATCACATCACGATCTAAATTTATATAATGAAACCCTGCACTTGCAAGTGACACTATCTCATTTGGTTTAGATGCTTCTCTGAGTATAGTATTCTTTATCTCTAACTCTGGATATTCCCGTTGTATCTGACCCGTAGAGACCCATGATGTATGAGGTATCGTTGCACACCTCACAC